TTATGTTTGTAGCATTACCTGCTACTGAATTAATATTTGCTGAATTGTTTGCAACTGAAGTTACGTTTGAAGATATTCCTGCGACAGTAGTCACATTACCAGAGATACCTGCAACTGTATTTACATTTGCAATATCTGTAGCTACTGTTCCAATATCTGTTGCATCATTAGCAACTGAAGTTACGTCTGAAGATATTCCTGCAACTGTTGTAACATTACCAGAAATACCTGCTACTGTAGAAACATTAGTATTGTTTCCTGCTACTGTAGTTACGTTAGCTGAAATTCCTGCTACTGTGTTTACATTAGCAATATTGGTTCCAACTGTATCTACGTTAGATATAGAACCTGCAACTGTATCAATCTCTGAAGTTGCTTCGTTTAAATCATCTGCAACAGTTTCTACTTCTGATACTGCTTCTGCTAAATCATTAGCTACTGCAATAACTTTTGTAATATCTGTAGCAACAGTATTAACTGAGCCTATGTTAGTAGCTACTGTATTAATATTTGTTTCGTTAGAATTTACTGAATTAATATTTGCTTCATTAGAATTAACTGCATTAATATTAGCTATATTTGCGTTTACTGTAGTTAAAGCTGTTTTGTTAGCAGGAGATAACCAAGTGTTTTCTAAATAGTTTTTAGTAGCAGCATCTTGAGCTGCTGTAGGGTCTGCAACATTTTTTAATCTTTTATTTTGAGTGTCCCATTGAAAGTCAGCATTATCTAGTGATATTACATCATTTGCATCATCAATAGCTTCTTGCGACATAAAGAACGCTTGGTCACTGTCTGTGTCTAAATCGTTTTCTGTAAGTACAGAACCAGAAACGTAATCTACTAATTTTGTATTTTGGCTTGTAGTTCTTCGTATTTCAATCGCAGCATTATTAGCAGGAGCTGTAGTAAATGTAAGGTTAGTACCTGCGGCATCCAAAGTATACGCTGTAACGTTTACACCTGCTACTGTAGCTGATAAATCGGCTGTATCTCTGTAGCTAAAAGGTATAGCGTATGTAGTAGTTGTGCCGTTTCCGGTGTATCTTACGAATGAATTTGCCATATTTGTGTTTTATCTCTTCTAAAAGGGGTACTTTATTCAGTTAGTATAGTTATTGCTGATTTTTTTTTCTTTTTTAAGTCTTTATAAGCATCTTTAAGAATAGACATTTCTTCTTCCTCTATTGTTGCTAATTGTGGGAACTCTTCAGCCATTAAATTATATGCTACACTTTCAACAGTAGTTATTATGCTGTTTATGTATTTTTGTTGTAAATCAATACCATTAACTATTCCATTAGTATTTTCAGGGTTTGGGATGTTTAAATTAAGACTGCTATTTTTGTTTTTAATCTGGTCTTCTACAAACTGTTTTATTGATACACCTTTAGTTTTACTTATTTGACCCGTTGGTGTAATTTTAATTTCAGATTTTATTTCCATCCATCTATCATAAGCTGTTTGTCCATCATCTTTTCTTAAACTTTTTAAATCAACATCCTGCCCTGTAATTCTTTTTGCAACTGCTGATGGTGGTCTGTAGTTAATATCAGTTCGGTCTTTAAAAAAGTTAGAAGTTGCATCATTTCTGTAATCAGACATACTAAACGGACTAGAAATAACACCATCTCTTCCACCTAAACCAAATAACCAAGCTCTTTTAGTTTTTATTTTTTCACCCCAAACATTTCTTTTAGGCATAACTCTTTCTTGTGGATTGTCTGCAAAATACCTTTGTAATCTGTCGCTTAATGTCCATAAATCTTTTTCATATTCATCTGTTACTCTGTCAACATATCTTACACCGCCTGATACAGGTAAGAATTTGTAAGCACCTTTTGCAAGAGAAGCTTCAATTCTTTGTTCAGGTTTTCTGGAACTAGCTAATCCACCACCAAAAAATGCTTGATAAGTGTCAACAATGTTTTTTGTATAAAACTTAGAAGTAAAGTTTCTTGTAATACCTAACACAGTTCCCATTGCTAACTCATGTATTATAGATTGTTCTTGTGGTGATAACACTCCATTTGATTTATCCATAGTCTCAAATATATCTGCCATTATAAATATTGGTGTCATTATAGGGTCAAGACGATTAAATTGAATATATCTTCCATCTGCTGTAATATAAGAATATGGTTTCCAACCCACTAAATCTTCTTTAGCTTGATTTTCTCTCCAATCATTACTACCACCACCTGTAAATCTACCTGCTGAAACTAAAGCAAAAGCTGTAGACCATAACAACCAACCTGACTGTATTCTAGCATTAGCTTCTGCGGCTGCTTCTGGATTTAAATAGTTTTTCTTACTTGCTGATAAACCTGATTTTACTGAGCTAACTCCTGCAAAACTTTTTCTAGCAACGTGTTTAATTTTACCATCAACTAAATCTTCTGTTTCTGCTAACATGTGTCTCATTTGAAATTGGTATCTACCTAACACAGGTAAATGTTGAAAATTCCATCTTAACAAATTTGAAGGTGTATTAATAAAGTGTAATCCTAAAACTCTAGCTACTCTCCCTTTTCCTTGTGTTTGGTCTAGTACCCAACCAGTAATACCACCTTCTTCTTCACCTGTAACAGGATTTGTTGAATAAGCTGATTGTGTAAAAGATAATTCTCTTGCATATTGTAATGGTGAATTTAAAGTTTCATCAACTGTAGTTCCAATTGCAGTTGCAACACCATTTTCATCTACAAATCTTTTTTCTATATCTTTAAATTTAGCTTTGTAGTCTTGTGTAAATACTTTACCTTTTAAATAAATACCATAATCAGGATTGTTTTGCATAATTTCTGAATTAATAATAGAAGTTAATCTAGCTTTAAAAGCCATAGTTTTCATAAATTCATCACCTGCTGCAAGCACTCTTAATGGTATAGTTTGTGCAAATCCTGCAACTTCAAAAGGTGCTTGTACAATTTTACCTGCTGCACTTCCAATAGCATCATTTGAAATTCTAGCACCAAGCTCAGCAATTGGTTCTGAAATAGTTTTACCCCACTCACTTATAAATCTTTGTAATTGTCCTTGCCTAATATTTGCATCAAATTTCATTTGAGCACTGTCTAACGTTGCTCTACCTTTAATTAAAGTTTTTCCTGCTGCCTTTAAAGCGTGTCCTATATATATGTATTGATAAATATAAGTTTGTAATGCCTCTCTAGCAATTACTAAAGCTCTGTGTCTATCAGTAGTAACCATGTTTGCAGCTCTTAAAAGTTGCACAAAAGGTTTCCATTGGGATTGTATTAAACCTGATATTAAATTAAGTTCATGTGTATCAGGTGAAGATAGTAAATTGTTATTAACATACTCAGCAGCCAAATCCCACTTGTTTGTTTTTTTAGCATCTTGTAATGCTAAGATAACTTGTTCATCATCATCTAATTTACCAATAGCTTCTATAAATTTTTCTTTATTACCAGTTTTTAATTTAGCCATTTTAGGGTCTTCAGGTCTGGCAATTAATTCAGCAATACGTGCTTTGTCTTTTACAATTCTACCGGCAGTCGTACTCCTAGCTGCTGCTGTTCCTAAGTCAGAATTTATTTGAATTAACTCATCTAGACCTTCCAACATTATGTCAAATTGTTTTTCAATTTCTTTTCGTCTTGTAGGTGTCAAATCAACTCTTGAAAACTCATTAGAAATGTTTACAATTTCAGCACTATCTTTTGCAAGTAAATCTCCTGCAAGAACTCTGTAAGCAAACTGTTCTTTTGTCTTAGGGTCGTTTGCCATTTGTTTAAGTTCTTTTCTAATTTTCTTTGGGTCACCACCCATTTCTATAGCTCTTTTTCCTGCTATCTCAACCATTTCATCTAATGAAACTACTTCACCACTATCAACTTTATTTTTTAATAATTTAGCTCTTTGTTTAATAAGTTGTCTATAAGAACCGGGTTTGTATCTTGTGATGTTTATAGGAAGTTTAGAAGGCTTGTCTTCACCTGTAATAGGGTCTGGTTTAAAATTAAAAAATCTATTGTTAAAAGTATCTTCGTTTAATTCTTGTTCAGCTTTAATTTGTTTTTTAGTTTTTTTAGGTTGGTTTTGATATAATTCTGTTTTTGTTTTACGTACACTTAAATCTTTAAATAGTTGTCTACCTGTAATATTACTTTGTCCATACTCATGGATGTCTACTAATTGTTTAACAGCAGTATTTTTTAAATTTCTATTTGTTAATTTAAAGGCTCCGGCAGAAAACGCTCCACCAAAAACAGTACCTAAACCAAAACCTGCGGCAGTACTTAAAGCTGTTTGTTTTAAATCTAATTCGTTTTGTATATCAGCTTTTATAGCTGTGTTTTGTAATATTATATCTTGAGCACCATTTGTAATAGCACCAAAATAACCTTCATACAATGCACCTTTTTTTACAGCTTGACCAATAGATTCTTTTGTTGCTTGCTTAGCCATTTCTTCTATAGCAGCTTTATTAATTTCTTGAGCCATTTTACCTTTTAACAATTCTTTTAAACCTAGTTTAAAACTTTGTTTAGCAGCTTGACCACCTACACCAACACCTATTAAATTAACAGGGTCAGCTAACATAGCTCCACCATTGTCAATTAACCATCCACCAAAACTTCTATTAGGGTCATCCCAAAAAGAAGGTAAAGAAGAATAAGTTTGTTGAATGTAAGAAAATTCTTTTATCCTTTGAGGATTAGTTTCATTAGCAACAGATGCTAAATCAAAACCCATAGATATAGTGTTGTTGTTTCTCCAAGACCTATCTTCATAAAAATACTCTAACAAATCAGCAGCATTTTTATTTTGAAAACTTGGGTCATTATTTCTGTAAGAATAATAACTTCTTAATGTATTATAAAATCTTTCAGTCTGTATTTCGTCTAAAGCTGCTTGAGCGTTCTGTGCTTTTTGTAAATCACTTGTATTGCTATATGTAGTTTCTGATAAAAACTCAGCCATTGTTAATTACCTTTAGTTATTGCTTTAATTGCGTTTTGTATATCAATAGGGGATATTTGATATGTTTTAGAAGTGCCTCTAAACTGGTCAGATATGTTTCTAAGTAACTCATTAAAATCTTTTTGTTCCATAGCTTTAATAGTTTCAGAAGTAAACTCAAGGTCTCCTAATGCATTTTGTAAATAATTAGAAATAAAAGGTATTATTTTTTGTTCTTTAAACTCATCTAATGATGGTTGATTAAAAGGTATAAAATCTTTAAATCTGCTATCTTCATTAATATCAGGGAGTTTAATAAGTCCTTCATCTAATTGTAATTGATTATTAAGAGCTTGTATAATAGGTGTTATACCTGCTTCAGTGTAACGTTTTACTTTTTCTTTACGTGCATTTTCTAACTCTTGTTGTTCCGCTTCATACTCTGTAAATGATTGCATTTGTGGCTGTACATTATCCGGTGTAAACCTAGTTTTCATTACGTCACCTAATGATTGCATAAATTCATCTTTTTCTTTTCTTGAAGGTGATTTACCATCATTTTCTAATTTATAATTATTTTCAAAATCAATTATTTCTTTTCTAAGATATGCATTAGCATTTCTAATAGCTTCTCCAGAATTAGGTTTTTCCATTCCAACCATTCCCACATTAAAATTACCTTTAATACTGTTAATAATATCAGTTGTAACACTGCTGTAAGTAAAGTCTGTTTTATAAATTGGTTTAATACCGTTGTTTAAATCTGAAGTATAATTATTGTAGTACGTTAATGCTTTACCAAAGTTTTCAGAAGAAACATTTTTAGAAAGTAAATCTTCCATTAACTCACTTTGACTACCATAACCACCTTCAAATATTTGACTTGTAATATCTGTAAATACATTAGGGTCAGTGTTTACAAATCTGTTTTTATCTACCATAGCATCAAACGCTGCTAATATTGTAGGGTCTCCATATGTTGTTAATTTTTCTCTTAACTTTAATTGTTCATCATAAGTACGGTATCTTTCAACACTTACGCCATTTTTTTCTTCAGTAATTTTAGAATTTGATGTTGTAAATATTTCTCTAATTTCATCTTTTCTAATATTATCTTTGTTAAGTCTATCTTGTTGTGTTAATGTTACTTTTCTATCTCTTAATTTTTTAACTAATTTGTCAACATCTTCTCTTTTAGTATTCATTAATGAACCTAAATTCATACCATCTTTTCCAACACCTCTATTAGCTGCTAATATTTTTAAACCTCTATCTATTTCTTGTGGTGTCGTTGCTGTGTTATACAAACTTTCAGCAGTTGCAATTGCAATGTCATTTTTTTCTTCATTAGAATAAAATTTTCTAATTGTTCCACCACCTTCTTCCGGTGGTAAATCATAATCTAATCCTTTATTAATAGTGTCCCATTCATTTCCAATGTCTTCATTTAAAACTAATTTTACACCTTCATTTATTTTTGTGGTTTGAGCAAAATCACTTCTAACTTTTGCGTCTTTAATAGCTTCATCTGCTTTATATTTATTAAATACTGCTGAAAAACCTAAAGCATAAGAACCTTCTTTATCTGCAAAACTTGGTAAATATTGTTTGTAAAATGCCGGTAAATTTGTTGTTTGAAAATCATAGTCATTTTTATTTTCTTCTATATTTTTTATAGCATCAATAGCTTGTATTTTTCCTGAATGGTATTGGACTGTTTTATCTACATATTTACCAATTAATTTAGGATGTTTACCTTCTAATATTTCTTTTTGAACTGTGTTTATATCTTTTGTAGTCAACAACCGGTTCATTTCTTGTACAGCTTCATCTTTTTTATTTGCTATATTTTGATTGTAAATTCTTGATAATGCAGGGTTTACACTTTTTTGTAATACATTTATTAAGTCAGAAGTTTCAGTAGTTGTTGCAGCATTAACTCTACCTGCAAATGTAGAACCCATATATTTATTTGTTACTCTTGATTTATATGCCATAATTATTTGTACCCATATTGTGTAAATTTGTTTTTAGCTACGGTGTTAACGTTGTTAACTGGTTTTAAATTATTTTTATATTTTTGATACCCTTCAGCACCAATAGTTCCAATGTTTAATAACAAACCAGTTCTACTAGGCATTACTACTGGTTTAATACTGTTGTATCTTCTTTGTTGCGCTGCATAAGCTTCTTGTTCTTGTCCCATTAATTTAATTACATCTGTTTCATAATCTCTTGCAACATCTAAAAATTGCATATCGTAAGTGCCTGCAATGTCTTGTATAATTTTATCACCATTACCTGCGTTCATGTTTAAAGCTTGTGCTTGTTTTTTATTATTTTCTTGAGAAGTTT